TGACTATAACGTTAAAGACGTAGATCTTGTTCACGCACTAGACGCCAAGATGAAGTTTATTGAACAGGTGATGGCTATCGCGTATAGCGGTAAGGTGAACTATCTAGACACCTTCACATCTGTTCGGATGTGGGATATCATTATTCACAACTACCTAATGGAACAGCGCATTGTAGTGCCTCAGAACCGTTTTCGTGAAAAAGAAGAACAGATTACAGGTGCGTATGTAAAAGACCCTATTATTGGCAAGCATGATTGGGTGGCGTCGTTTGACGTTAACTCGCTATATCCCAAGCTTATTGAGCAGTATAATATTAGCCCTGAAACTCTACAGGGTAAGACTGATAAAACGTTTACTGTAGATGATGCGCTGAATGGTTATTATGACAAGATTCGCGGTGAACTAGTAAGTCGTAACCTATCCATTGCCGCGAATGGCGCTCTATTTGATCGCGACCGTCAAGGGTTTTTGCCCAAGCTAATGGCAAAGCTCTATGATGAGCGTAGCGCGTTTAAAGATAAAATGGTAGAAGCTAAAAAGACTCTTGAGTTAGTTGAGAATGGTAGCTATACTGAGCCTGGTGTTACTAAAGCGGAGTTAAAAAAGAAATATGTCGCTTTAGTGGCGCAGTATAATAACAACCAGATGGCTCGTAAGATTATTTTAAATTCTGGATACGGTGCATTATCTAACGCCGGTTTTAGGTATTATGACGACACTCTAGCGGAAGCGATTACTATTTCGGGTCAGCTCTCGATCCGCTGGATTGAGAATACACTTAATCGGTATATGAATAAGCTTCTCAAAACAGATAAGGTTGATTATATTGTTGCGGTCGACACCGATAGTAACTATCTAAAGCTCGGTGATCTGATTAATCAGATCTTCACCAAGGAAGAACAGAAAGATACACAAAAAGTAATCTCCTTTATGGATAGAATCTGTAAGGAGAAGATCGAGATTATCATCGATAAGGCTTTTGATGATCTCGCGGTATATGCTAATGCGTATGCTAATAAGATGAAAATGAAGCGAGAGAATCTCGCTGATAAGGCTATTTGGGTAGCCAAGAAGCGTTATATTATGAACGTTTGGGATAGTGAAGGTGTACGCTATAGTGAACCCAAACTTAAAATGATGGGTATTGAAGCTGTAAAGACCTCAACACCGGCTGCTTGTCGAGACATGATTAAGCAGACTCTGAATCTAGTGATGCGCACTGATGAAGAGACTGTGATGCAGCATATTGATAAGTTTCGTAATGAATTTCGAAAGCTGCCATTTGAGGACGTAGCATTTCCCCGAGGATGTAAAGAGTCTAGTAAGTGGGTGGATGCAGTAACCATCTATAAGAAAGCGACACCTATTCATGTTAAGGGCGTGTTGCTGTACAATCATTACATCAAAGCAGCTAAACTTAATAACAAGTACCCTCTAGTAACTGATGGTGAAAAGATTAAGTATAGTTATCTAAAACTACCTAACCCTATCAAAGACTCTGTAATCTCTTCTCCTGGTGGACTTCCACCAGAACTGGGACTAGAAAGGTTTATTGATTATGACTTGCAGTTTGAAAAAAGCTTCTTAGATCCCATGAAATCCATCCTAGATAAAATTGGATGGAAAACAGACAATCAACCAACACTTGAAGACTTTCTATAGGAGATATTATGTCACTTCGTGATCGACTAGTACAGAACTCTACAATTAAGCTTACCTCTCTTCTAGCTGAGAGTGAGCTGTTTACTAAAAAGGATATGATTCCGACCGCGGTGCCAATGATTAACGTGGCGCTATCGGGCACTGTTGATGGTGGTATTACCCCAGGCCTTACCATGCTAGCAGGTCCATCCAAGCACTTCAAGACCGGGTTTGCTCTACTATTGGTAACCGCGTTTCTTAAGAAGTATAAGGATGGTGTAGTACTATTTTACGACTCTGAGTTTGGTTCACCGCAAGGCTACTTTGAATCGTTTGGTATCGATACTTCGAACATTATTCATACCCCTATCGTCAATATTGAAGAACTCAAGCACGATATCTCCGTTCAGCTAGCTGGTATTCAGCGTAATGATAAGGTTATGATCATTATCGATTCGATCGGCAACCTGGCGTCGAAGAAAGAGACGGATGATGCGATTGAGGGCAAGTCAGTTGCTGATATGTCGCGCGCTAAGGCTCTAAAGTCTCTATTCCGTATCGTCACACCTCAGCTAACACTAAAGAATATTCCAATGGTGGTTATTAACCACACATATAAGGAAATTGGAATGTTCCCCAAGGATATTGTTGGCGGTGGAACTGGATCATATTACGGCTCAGACAATATCTGGATTCTCGGCCGCCAGCAAGAAAAAGACGGTAATGAGATTGCTGGATATCACTTTGTGATTAATATTGAGAAGTCACGATACGTCAAAGAAAAGTCCAAGATTCCAATCACCGTCACATATGAGGGTGGTATTAATAAGTGGTCAGGTCTATTTGATCTAGCGATGGAAGCTGGGTATATCACCAAGGTAAAGAACGGGTGGTATGCTATTGTAAACAAAGAGACCGGAGAGGTTGGCGACAATAAACGTGCTAGCGACCTTATCGATAATGATATTCTCTGGCAAACAATGCTCAAAGATACTAAATTTCAAGAGTGGATTAGGAACAAGTATCAAATAACCGCTGGTAGTGTACTACATGATGATGAGGTGTCTGAGTGAGGGAAGAAGTAATTCTTGCAAGCCTAATTCACAATGAAGAGTTTGCAAGGAAGGCGCTACCGTTTCTAAAGCGCGAATATTTTCAGGGTGATGTAAGTAAGACTGTATTTGATACAGTCGATAATTTCATCAAAAAGTACAATGCGCTTCCCACTAGGGAAGCGCTCACCATTGAGATTGAAAGTAAGGACCTCAAAGAAGAGCAATTCAAAAATACTGTTGAATATATTGAATCGCTAAAGCCAGAAGAGCATAAGCTTGAATGGCTTTTAGAGCGTACTGAAAAGCATTGTCAGGATCGTGCAATCTATAACGCGATCATGCAGTCTATTCAGATCATTGACGGTAAAGATCCTAAGCATAGCAAGAACGCTCTACCATCGATTCTATCCGATGCTCTAGCGGTATCATTTGATACTCATATCGGTCACGATTTCTTTGAAGACAGTGATGCACGATATGATTCGTATCACCTACAGGAAAAGCGCATTCCGTTCGATCTGGAACTGTTTAATAAGATTACACGAGGCGGCCTGCCTCAGAAGTCACTGAACATTATTCTTGCTGGCACTGGTGTCGGTAAGACCATGTTCATGTGTCATTGTGCAGCTAGTAATCTCAGCGCTGGGCATAATGTACTATACATTACTATGGAGATGGGTGAAATCGGTGATCCGAGTATCGGCCAGCGTATCGAAGCCAATCTATTGAATGTGGCTACCGAGGAGCTGAAAACGCTTTCTCGTGAAGTATATGATAAGAAGATTGCTCGAGCCCGCGAGAAGAGCAAGGGGAAGCTTATTATCAAAGAGTACCCTACTGCATCTGCGGGCAGCGTACATTTTCGAGCAGTACTAGAAGAGCTACGCATCAAGAAAAACTTTGTACCAGACATCATCTACATTGACTACTTGAATATCTGTATGAGTTCACGAATCAAGCATGGTGCTGGTGTAAACTCATACACCTATATCAAGGCTATCGCCGAAGAACTTCGTGGGCTGGCTGTAGAATACAAGGTTCCCATTGTATCCGCTACTCAGACTACACGATCTGGATTCACCAATGCAGATCTAGGTCTCGAGGATACATCTGAGTCTTTTGGTCTTCCAGCCACAGCTGACTTTATGTTTGCGCTCATATCCACAGATGAACTAAGCGATCTCAATCAGGTTATGGTGAAGCAGTTGAAGAATCGCTACTCTGATCCAAACAACGATAAGCGATTTGTTATCGGTGTGGATAGGCCTAAAATGCGATTCTATGATACTGAGCAGTCATCACAGGCTGATATTATGGACGGACCAGTGATGGATAATTCTGCGTTCGGTAAGCGTGATGAAGAGGAGAGCTTCGGTCAAAAGAAGAAGCGTATTCGAAAGCCGGTAAGTTCCGGATTTAATTTCTAAGGATTATACAATGAGTATCAATTACAAAGTTATTCGTGAAGGAAAGGACTTCTACATCAAGGAAGTCCAGACCGATGAAATCATTCTTATTCTTAATGATAGCACCGATGCATATAACACGTGCAGAAAGTTGAATCTCGGTGCAGGTTTTGACGGATTAACTCCAAAGTTTATGCTCTTGAGGGAACAAAAGAGCTAAATAACTCCTGCATGTTTACGCCGCAAGGTAGTAAGAGGCAAGTGCACGGTTGTGCCCGGAAATGACGAGGTCGCCTTTTGAAGGCAGGTGGGGTTCCTCTCGTCCATGCAGCGCAAAAGGGAAAGGGGGCGAAAGCCCCCTTTCTTTATGTTCCGATGATATTGATTGTTAAAAACTAGACGGCCTCAGCGAACGTCTTCGCTAGCTTAAGAGCGTCGATCTTCTTCCTCTGATTGACTCCGTACCAAGCAGATTCGAGGCGGCTAGAAGCGCTCCTACCAAGCTCATGATCCACCATATAAGTGACGGCATTAAAGGCTTGCCAGAAAGAGCCCGCGGCAAGCTTGCTCCCGGGTTGAGTCTCTACGACCTCCAATGCACGATCAGAGTTACGTGAGCGTTCACCTTCTTCGCCATTATACTTGGGAAACACCGTGGTGAAATATTCCACCAGGCTATCCTTACTATAACGCTTTGAAGCGAGGAATTCAGCGATCTCCTTGTAATTCTGCATATACCGATTAGCAATACCCAGAGTCTCCTTCACCTTCGAAGCATCAAACTTCCGGCGATGAGACACCTTCACCATCTGCGAAGACTTCGCGTTGATCGCCATCGTAAGAGTGTTGTAACACACAACACGAATCGGTGTGACGCGAACATCGGTTGACTGACCGAACCGATGAGGGTTCGTGAACAGTAGATGCGATTCTACTAGATCCTTACCTTGAGGCGTCTTGAGCTCAAAAGAATCCTTCACCTTCGCCAGTGCCCAGATAATACGGCCACCTTTAAGGGAACCAGCGGTATGCATCTCCATATCGCCAGCCATCACGTATTCAGAAAAGAACTCAAAAGCTTCCTTATTCTGAACTGGTTCCCACTTATCAGTAACGTGGGTAAGAATCTTACCATCAGAAGAACGCACCAGAGCCGTAATACCAGCGTCGATCTTCTCCCCATCACGATCAAGATAGAGAGGAACCTTATTCACCTCCCAGTTGAGATTAGCAGCTTCCATAATCTGCTCCGGGGCAAGATCTGGTGGTACACGAACACCAAGACCGTGCCAAGGAACCTCACCAGCATACGCGATAGCCGGGCCAGCAGACGTCATTTCAATTTCGTGAGCCATGCACTCATTCTCCTCATCAACAAAGACAATATATCGCGAGCGAGAAAACAAAACCATGGGGTTCTCATAAAAAAAGAGCCAATGGGATATCCCATTGGC